GGTACTGCAGGGTCGTTTGTTTGCCGGCCAGCAACAGATTCAAAATGTACGCGCCAGCCGCACTAGCCGCGAAGCGTCTGGATTCCTTGCGTTTAGCCAGGCTGCCGGCAGCGTTACCGACGTCGACCGGGCAGCGCGGCGGAAACGTGCCAGAACAATTCTTCAGGAGTCCGATGAATTACAACGGGCGCTCCAGCGGATGTCTGCTGAGCCTTTTGATCCGTTAAAAGCAGCCTTAGGCCCCAAAAACGATCAGCAATTTACTAAATCTAAAGATCGTTTAGCGGCTTGGACCGAAGCAACTAAAACAGCCAAGAGAGAGGCTACGGATGCAGCTAAAGCCATCGACAAGCTGGCCGCAGCTACAAAACGCCAGGCTGCGGCTTCCGTTAAGGCGCTTCAAGGTCGAATTGGCTCTGCTGCTATTGGTGGTGCGTTCCCACTGCTCTTTGGTCAGAGTGGACTTGCAGCCCTCGGCGGTTTGATTGGTGGCGCAGTTGGCGGAGCCGGCGGTGGTTTTGCTGGATCTCTGGTCGGCACTCTAATTGGCGATTTAATCAACACCAAAAACCAGATCCGCGAGCTGGCCCGTGAAATGGGTCTGGGCGCTGAACAAGCTCAACTGCTTGGACTTGCATTTCGGCAAGCCGGAGCGGACGCGGACAAATTCCAAGCCGCTGTTCAAAACGTTCGTGGCGTCGGTTTTACCCAAGAAGACGAATTCAACGCCATCCGGTTGGCGTCCAAACTTGCCGACGATTACGGCGGAAAAGTCGACAAGATCGCCCAGGGTCTTGCAAACATCGCAACCAAGGGCAAGTCTGGTCTATCCGACATCAACAAATTCACTGCCCAGGGCGTACCGATTCTCAGGCAGCTTGAAAGGAATCTTGGTCTGACCCGTTCTCAGCTTTTGCAGTTGGCTAAGGACGGAAAGATCTCTGCTCAACAAACCGTAGACGCGCTTGTCGACATCGCCAATGCTGGTCGCGACTCTGCACTAGCAACCAAAGATCCCTGGTTCGACACCTGGAAGAGCATTAAGGACAGTGCAGTCACGGCCTTCGACGGCATCGTTGCACTGCTTGCTCCACTCGGTAGAGACATTGACAACATCGCACTAAAAATTTCACAAGCATTTGCCCAGGCGTTTAGGGACGTCGTTGAGTTTGCAAATAAAGCTGCTGCCGGGATCCTTAATGCTTTTGCATCCGTTGTAGACAACCTCGCCGGTGGTTCTGAAGCACTGAGCGGTCTTCCGCTTGTCGGCGGCGCCATGGAAGAAGATGCCAAGCGTTTGCGCAACCTCGCTAAGGAAGCCCGCGACCTTGCCACATCACTTCAAACCGTACGCGAGGGTGCTGCGAATGAATCCATCAAAGACGTCGTTTTACCCGGTCTTCAGGACACTGAAAAGGACACTAAAAAGGACGGCGGAAAAGAAAGAAAATCCCGCGTCCCGCAACTTCAAGAAGAACTCCGTCTTGCTCAACAACTTGCGGGCATTAACGAAAAAATCCGTGGCGCCCAGTTTGACGAAGACAGGGAGCTTCAACTCCGGCTTCAAGGTGAAGCACAACGCGCAAAAATTGCCTCTGACATTGCACAGGTCAAGTTAAGCGATGTTCCAGTAGCTGAGAAAGCGCTTCAGATTGCCAAACTGGAGCTTGATATTCGAGAGAGCCTAAGAGACCAAACTCTCGAACTAGCTGAGCTGGAACGTGACAGGCAACGCAATTTCCAAAACACTATTGATGCATTAAACCTTGAGCTGGCTTCTGCTAACGCCATTACTCGCGCCGAGCGTGACCGGCTCGAAATCGAAAAAGAGCGCCTTGCTTTGCGCGACAACAAGGATTTGACGCAGGGTCAAAAAGACCAAATTATTGCGGCTAAAAAAGCACTTCTTGATGCGCAAGCCCCGCTAAAGGCATATAGAACCGAGCTGGAGCGCAGCTTAACGGATACTGATGCTCAGATTGTTCGCATGGCGCAGACCATCGAGACTGAGATAGGCAGCGCGATGTCCAGCGCCATTACCGGCGTTATCACTGGAACGCAAACAGTCGAACAGGCCATGGCCTCGATGTTTGAAAACATTGGCAAGGCGTTCATCGACATGGCAACTCAGATGATTGCCAAAGCTCTTGTGATGCAAGTTTTGGGCATTTTTGCCGGAGGCGGAAGCAAAATGGACTTGAGCGGGACGACAACAGCTAACGTTCCGGTTTCCCAAATGCCTGCCGGCATGGCATTTGCGGACGGTGGCTACCCACCAGTCGGTCAAGCCAGCTTGGTTGGCGAAAGAGGGCCAGAGCTGTTTATCCCTGGTCAACAGGGTCTGGTTGTACCGAACGACATTTTCGACGCCACGCGCCAGGCCCTAACCAGCGGCGGTGGAACGGACCAAGCCTTCAGCGAAAACAGCGAGGCGTTGGCCGTAGCAAATAGCTACACCCGCGAGCGGATGTTTGAGCGCGAGCGCCAGACCATGTTGACTGGAGCGGGCGGTTCAACCACTGTTCAAACACAGGTGATCAACAACGTGGAGTACGCGACGATTGACCAAGTGCAAGAGGTGGCGAATTTGAGCGCCAAGAAGGCAAGGGCTCAGGTCTTTTCGGACATGCGCAACCGCCCGTCTACTAGGGCTTCCTTGGGGATGGCCTAATGACCGTTGCGATTGGCACCTACATCAAGCTGCTCAACCCCGACAGCAGCAGCACGGGCTACCTGTTCCAAAACTTCTTCCAAGGCGAGACCCGCACGTTCAACAGCGAGAACTACGTTTTTGGCGCTTTCGGGTTTAGTGGTGCAACGCTTGACCTGCAGGCGGCAAACATCAGCGCCAACCTCGTTTTCGCCCTTAACGAGCTTGCCCTAACGATCTTCAATCAAGCGGTGACTGATCGGTGGTTGATTGAGTTGCGGACGGTTTGGCTTGACCCCGACACGTTGACCGAAACCAGCCTCTACAGCGAAGAGACCTATGCGGTCATCGGGTTAGAGCACGACACCCAGCGGTTATCAGTGCGGCTTGGCAGTCCTTTGGATGCAGTCCGTCAGAATGCTCCTAGGCGATCACTGACGCAAGCGTTGGTCGGATCCCTGCCCACCACTGGCGATATTTCCCTGCAATGACGCTTTCACCAAAGGATTTTGATCGCGTCGTCCTGCTGCCCCAGGACCGGGAGATCATGGCCATCACTGGCCTCAACGAAAGCGAGTATCGGCAATTCGTCCGTGAACTTAAGCGGTACAGCCGCATCGAGCCTGGAACGATCTGCAACATCGCTATCGAGGTTTTACTTTTACAGCTTGTCATTGGAGCCGCCTTAAGTTACGCGGCGACTTTGCTGGTTCCAAGAGCAAAACCGCAGGTCCAGCCGACAGCAAATCAGGTCCAAGGCCAAAACATTGTCAACGGCGCAAAGTTCACGCCTAAAGCTGGGTTTGACTCTGTGCAAAACGTTGTCGAGTTGGGCAGCGTCATCCCTCTGGTTTACGCCAACCGTCAGGTCATTGACGGGGTTAGCTACGGCGGCGTTCGTGTCAACACCAACCTGCTGTGGAGCCAGATCTACAGCGTCGGCGGCGGTCAACTGCTGCGTGGTCTGTTCTTGGTCAGTGAGGGGGCAGTCAGCGGCATTGATCCAACGCAGTTTGCGCTTGGCAACAACCTGATCAACAACTACGACCTCGCCATTACGGACCACGGTCGAATCTCTGTTTATTACAGGGCAGATGGCGGGCGCATTGTCAGCGCCGACCATATCGCTGGTCAGATTGCCGCAAACGACCTAGGCAACGCTGAAAACGACGGAGGCGGCGATGTTTTTCAGGTTCGCAGTGTTGACAACGTTTACGCTCCAGATTTTTGCTTTGCTGTTACGCCTTCCAACCAAACGACCTTTGGCGTATATGGCTTTATCGGTAATCACTTTGCATATCGCCCTAATCCTGTCTATCGCCCATCTGATCAGTTCCAAGGCGACAGTGGCGGCAACGTTGCTTGCTACCCGGATCTAGGCGCAACGCTCCAACGCCTAAAACAGGGCACGACTTTTGCGGGCCGTGCAGGTATTGAGGGCACATCCGACACGATCCAAGTTTTGACGCCTGGTGATCAGGTCACCTACAAGATCTATACCAGCACGGATGCCAACCGCACCTTTAGT